AAGCGTCGCGCCGGCAAGCTGGCGCGCGTAGGTGTCAAGGATGTGACGCAGCCCGATCAGCCGTTGACCGCCGCCGCCGCGCTCATCCCGCTCGACGGCACCGGCTGGAAGACCTTCAAGCTAGGTGACGCGAAGTGGCAGCGCGACGCGTGGCACCAGTACGACATCAATGGCGACCTGCGCACCATCGGCAACTGGATCGGCAAGGCCTGCTCGCGCGCCCGCCTGTACCTGGCGAAGGTCGACGCCACCGGCCGGCCCGGCGAAGAGGTCACCGACCCGAAGTTGCAGATCATCGCCGAGACGATGTTCGGCAGCCCGAGCGCGAAGGCCGAGGCGCAGCGCCTGCTGGGCATTCACCTGTTCGTGCCGGGTGAGTCGTTCGTCGTGGCCGAGGCTGCCGACAACGCCAACGATGACCGCTGGTATGTCGTCAGCACCTCCGACATCCGGCGTGAGGGCGAGCGCACGATCACCGTGAGGCGCCCGCAGCAGTTCGGCGGAGGTGAATACACGCTGAAGAACGGCACGGACCTGCTTATCCGCTGCTGGACCCCGCACCCGGATAAGTACGACATGGCGGACTCCAGCGTCCGACCCGGCCTGATCCCGCTGCGACTCATCGAGCAGCTCACGAAGATGGAATTCGCCGAGGTCGATTCGCGCCTGGCGGGCGCCGGAATGCTCTTCGTGCCCGAGGAGATGGACTTCCCGACACAGGGCAAGGAGAAGAACGACGCCACCGGCCTGACAAGCGCGCTCACGCGCACCATGTCGGCCAGCATGGTCAACCGCGAGGACGCTTCCTCGATGGTGCCCATCGTCGTGCAGGTCCCTGGCGAGCTGATCGGCCAAATCCAGCACATCACGTTCTTCGGCGAGCTTCAGCAGCACCTGGCCGAGCGCATGGACCAGGCCGTCAATCGCCTGGCGCGCACGTTGGAGATCGAGCCCGAGATCCTGACCGGCAAGGCTGACATGAATCACTGGTCGGCCTGGCAGGTCGACGAGTCCACGATCAGCATCCACGTAACGCCGCTGCTCTCGCGCATGTGCGACGCCCTCACGGCCGGCTACGTGCGCGCCGCCCTTCAGGTGCTCGGCGAGGACCCGGACGCCTACGTCCTTTGGTATGACACGTCCATGCTGACGGTTGAGCCTGACCGCCAGAAGGATGGCCTGGAGATGTGGGATAAGGGCCTGATCTCCAGCGACGCCGTGCGTAAGGCCGGCTCGTGGGCCGAAGGCGACAAGCCCGACGACGAGGAAGAGGCGCGACGGATCGCGCTGCACCTTGTCGACCTGGACCCGTCGAAGATCGAATGGGAAGACATCCGCAAGGCCATCGGCGGCAAGGTCGCGGCCTGGAAGCCACCGGAGCCCGAGCCCGCGCCCGGCGCAGACGTGGCCAACGGCCCCGCAGGAGCCACGCAGCCAGACGTGCCCGGTGGGGGCAGCCCCAACCCGGACAACGTGCGCCGGCTGCCCGAGCGGCCCGCGCAGAGCGAATCCCGGCAGGCCGCAGCGCTACGCGTCGGTGCGCATATGGCTGTGCAGCGCGCCCTGGAGTTGGTGGGCAAGCGCCTACTGACCCGGCCCTACCGCGACCGGTACGCCGACGTTCCCGCGCACGAGCTGCACACCCGCATCCGGGTAGGCGACCCTAACCGCGTCAATGAGCTGTTGGCCTCCGCTGACGGCCCGGCCGTGGACCTGGCCATGGTCGCCGAGGCTGCCGAGCTTCCGGAGATGGACGTGGCCTCCCTGCTGTCCGCCTACTGCGGCGAGCTGGTGCAGTCCGGCGTCCGACACAACGCCGACCTGCTCGGCATCTACCTGGCCGCCGGCCTGCACGCCGACTGTGGCGAGGTCTGCTACGCGCCGGCCCACCCGGGCCGCTGTGACGACGACGCGCGCATGCAGTTCCACCTGCCTGGCCGCCACAACCAGAAGACCCACGGCCACCGCGTAGGCAAGCCCCGCCTGCCCGGCGACGTGCCCGGTACCGGCCCGTTCACCGAGGCCGAGAAGATCAAGCGCGCCGGTCAGCGTCAGGTCCGCAAGGACCCGGACCGCGACGCGCCGGCACCGGACCGGCAGGGCAAGCGCGCCTTCGCCGACTGGGAGCTTGAAGCTGAGTCGCTGAGTAAGCAGGCGCAGTCGGTGCTGGCCGAGGCCGACGCGATCGAGCGCAAGAAGGCCGAGGAAGCCGAGCGGCGCGCCCGCGCCCGCTACGCGCGTGCGAACAAGATCCTGGAGGGTCGGCAGAGCGAGCAGAACCTACAGATCGAATGGAAGAACATCGAGAAGGAGCTTCGCGCCGATTACGACGCGAAGATGACTGACACGATCGCTGCCGCGCTCAAGCGCAAGAGCAAGGGCAACCCTGATTGGGAGCCGTCGTACGAAGAGCAGCTCAAGATCATCAAGACCCTCAACAAGCGGCACGACAAGCGGGTTGAGGAAGCACGCCGCCGGCACTTCGGTGGCAACCCCGACGTTCTGACCGACGTCAATATCTACAACGACAAGGCCAGCGGCATGGCGCCGGCCATCAGCTCGTACTGGATGCGGGTAATCGACGACACCGGGTTTGACTTCGGCTCCGGAATCCCGATCCGCGACCTGAAGGTGCAGGGATCGAAGTTCAAAGACGGGTGGGCCTACAAGTCCAATGGCGTCGTCTACGTCGTCGAAGGCATGAAGCGCCACGACATCGAAGGCCTGGACCCCGACCAGATGGATGAGCTGATGGCCGGCCAGGTCGCGCAGCGCATGGAGCAGATGGCCGACAAGGTGCTGCCCGAAGGGTGGCGCGAGAGTGGCGGCACCCGATCCATCGGCTGGTCCGCTGCCGAGAATGGAAATGCGCTCGCCTCGGCGAACCTCGGCGGGGGCTCCGTCGTCTTCTGGAACCGGCACGGCAGGGGTACCTACAAATACAACGACGCCCTGCCGACGCCGGCCGACGAAGACACGCTCAAGCACGAGTGGGGCCACAACTCGGACAAGTTCGACAGCACGAGCAAGGAATGGGGCTCCGCACAGCTACAGGACGCCAATCCCGGATTCCGCGTGGAGGGATTCCAGCAGCGCGCCACGCAGTTGCACCCGATCAACTTCACTGACCGCAAGAGCATGGCGGTCCCCACGGGCGTGACCAACTACGGCGCCACGACGCACTACGAGGACTTCGCGGAGTCGACCGAGCTTTACCTATCTGGCGTGATCGGCACGGGCCGGCTGCGCGGCGACAAGACACCGGGCGTGATCCCGATCTACTTCCGGGACGTGTTCCCGGCCCGTGCCAAGATCCTGGATGCCAAGCACAAGGCTTTCGCCCGCGACCAGAAGGCAAAGATCAAGGCGGAGCGTAGCGGTGCGGCCAGGCCAGCGCCGACCAGGGACGCTAGGCGCCCGTTTGCGCAGCAGGACCCGAGCTAGTGATCATGATTTCCTGGCCATCGCGCAGCACCTGGCGCTCTTCGATGGTGACAGCCTTGCTCTTGTCATCGGTGGGGTTGCCCTCCGCGTCGGCCATAACAATGACCTCGCGCTCTATTACGTCGTTGTCAGCCATGGCCCCATTATCCCATGTATGGCCACGCTTGACAAGGGGCCGTGATGGCTGCTAGTGATCGCTTCGAGGTCAGCCGCAAGGCCGCCGTGGGCTACCTGCTCGGCGCGGAAGAGACCGTGGCGCAGGCCTACGCCCGTGGCATCGACGAGTGGCTCGAAGGCGTGCGCGGTCAGGTCTTCTCGGGCTTCGGCCTCGGCCGCCTGATCGACCCGCTGGGCATCTTCGCCATGACGCAGCGCTTTACCCGCTTCCTGGTGCGCCCGGTGACCGCCGCCATAGAGGCGGTCATCGCCGCCGCCTTCGAGCGCGCTGCCCCGGATATCGACTTCAGCTCGCGCCCATGGGTGCAGCAGCACCTGGCCGATGTCGGCAACCACATGCGCGACACGCCGGACTGGCTGTACGCGCAGGTGACCAGCCAGGTGCAGCAGGGCGTTACCGCAGGTGAGTCAATCCAGGTGATGGCCGCCCGCGTGGAAGAGACCCTGCTCGCCGGTGGCGCCGACGTGTGGAAAAACCGGGGGCTGACCGTGGCCCGCACCGAGGCCATCAGCGCGTACAACGGCGGTACCCACGAGGCCATGCGCGCCATGGCCGACGAGTTCGGCTTCGAGCTTCAGAAGGTATGGCTGGCCAGCATGGACGCGCGCACCCGCGACTCCCATTTCGCCGCCGACGGCCAGCGCGTGGCCCTGGAAGGCATGTTCAACGTAGGTGGCTTCCTGGCGCCGCTTCCGGGCGCCGAGGTCCTGCCGCCGGCCGAGCGGATCAACTGCCGATGCTCGGTGCTGTACGTCGAACCCGGCGAAGAGACCGACATGTCCAACCGTGGCTTCCGGGGCGACGCCGCCACCAACGCCGAGGTGCGGCGCCGGGCGCAGCGCGGCATCGTGCGCACCCGGGATCGGTAGTGTGAGCCCATGACTGACACCGACGGGCACACACCCGCATTCGGCACCAACGAGCACGCCGCCCTGATCACCGAAGGCCGGCACCAGGGCGTCCGTGACGCCCTGCTGTGGCTGACCTTCGCGCACCTGCCGGTGAGCCTTCAGCGCTACTCCGAGCCGTTCTATGAGACCGCCGTCCGGCTGGTCGTGCAGAACGAAACCGACTCCCCGGAGCTGACAACCTCGCTGAACAAGCTCATTGAGGCGAAGGACTCGGCCGTACGCGCGGGGATCAAGAATGACCAGGGCAAGGCCGGCAGTGTGCCGCGCCCGAAGACCGTGGTGGACCCGCCGGCCTTCGGCCAGGCAGACTGATCAAGGCATACAACCAGATGGGGGCAGCCGTGAGTGACGCGGTGTACGACGCGGGACGGCAGTTGCTGCTGGACCAGATGCACAACGCCCTGACGGCTGCCATCCCGGGCCAGATGCCCGACCAGCTACGCACCTACTGGACCACCGGCGAAGGTGGCACTGTCAAGATCCGGTGGGGTACCGACGGCTCTTTCGAGCGCTGCGAGCGCCTCCTACGCAAATACTTCCCCCGGAACCCCGGTGGCCTGTGCGCCAAGCTGCACAAGCGCGCAACCGGCGAGTGGCCGGCCGAGAAGGGTATCCAGTCGCACGCCGGCCCCATCGCCGATGAAGCCGACCTGGAAGAGCTACTTGACGGCATGGCCGTGGGCGATGAGCTTGAGATCGAATTGGCGTTCGACCCGAACCAGCCGCGCGCCGCAGATGGCAAGTGGGGAGGCGGGGGCGCGAAGGACCCAGCGCAGCAGAAGACCGAACGCGGTATGAGCGCCGCCGACAAGGCGAAGCACCTCTCCGACGCCGAGTTCGTCGAGATGATCGTCGAGCAGGAGAAGGTGGACCGGGGCGCCGCGC